GGTATTTATATGTCACAAATATTAACTTTCCCGAGAAGCCTAAGGTCATCAGCTGATGATAAGATGCCACACGTTGGTTTTTCTCTTACAGGTAAACATAAACCAGACCCGACAGAAGTAAAGAGAGTCCATATGTATATTCCAAGCGGATTTACAACTAAGGATGGAGCTTCATTTAACGGTATTGATCTTGGTATGGCTAACGCAGCTAAAATGGTTAAAGACAATAAAGACCTGGGAAAAGCAGGAGTAGATACAAAAGATCTTTTTACTGGAACAGATTCAACAGTGATGGGTTTAAAAGCTATAGAAGGTATTACAGGAGATGCAGGCGGTACAAGTGCTTTAGCTGCAATGGATGCGGGAGTTGCATTTAACCCACAAACAGCATTAGCTTTTGATGGTGTTGAATTAAGGTCATTCGATTTTAGTTTTAAAATGGTTCCGGAATCAAAAGAAGAAGCAGAAGACTCTAGAAAAATAGTTAACTTCTTTAGAAAATATTTATACCCAGTAGCTGCAGGAGCTTTCACTCTTAAATATCCACCTAAGTTTAAAATACAATTCTTTATTGGTGAAGAAGAAAATAAATATATGCCAATGATACATGATTGTTATTTAGCAGGTGTTCAAGAAAATTCAAACCCAGAAGGCAATTCATTCTTTATAGATGGACAACCAACGTCTATCGAGTTAAGCTTAAGCTTCTCAGAATCTCAGCAGCTTACCAGACACGATCTTTATACAAAAGGAACAGCTGATACCGATCCTACATATGATTATACTAGACCTGGATCATTCCCAAATCAAAACTCAGCTGGTAAATCTAAAGGAGGAGGATAATGTCATTTTTTAAACAGTTTCCTAAGGTACAATATGACTTCGAAAGAAATGGCGTAGTTCAAAACGTAGTTAACATCTATCGAAGTGTTAGACCTTTACAAAATTTTATTGATAATTCTACAGCATATACTTTTTATGAAGTTAAAAATGGCGAAAGACCAGATATAGTTTCACAAAGGTTATATGATAACCCAAATTACTATTGGACATTCTTTATTATAAATGATATGTTACATGATGGCATGAGAGCTTGGCCAATGAGCCAAGAAGATCTATTTGAGTACTTAGCTGTTGAATATGAAGGTTATGTTATTAATACAAAGCCTATTATTATTCGAAACACTGATGGTATTATTACTTCATTTAAGGACAGTCTTGCAGGTTCAGTACCAAATGCTTCTAATGGAGCTTTCAACATGGGTGAAACTGTAACGGGTTCTATATCTGGATTTAGTGGAACACTTACTAAAAAGAATGTAGATCTCAATCAATTAGTAATACAAAACGTAAATGCTAGTACTCCTCTTGGAGATCCCCTCGCTATATCTGGAGGAACAGAAAATTTAATCGGTCAAACCTCTGGAGATTCAGTTGCTACATTTCAAGCATTTAAATATGCAGAAGCACCTCACCATTATTTCGTTACAGGGGATAAAGAAAAAAGACAAGTAACGAACGCCCAATTTATACAGGGTGGAGAAGCTTCCTCCAATTTAAGCTTTGTAAGTAATCGATCTTTTGTTAATGAATTAAACGAGGAAAGGTCCAGGATAAGAGTGATTGATCCAAGATTCATTGATCAATTTGCAGATGAGTTTGAGAAGTTATTAAATGCCTAGTTCAAGTACTAAAGCAACAGATGAGGGGTTAATAGCACCAGATGCTTATGAGCTAAAAGAAGTGATATTCTTTTCTAACGAAGGAAAGGAAGTTAATATAAAAGCTCTTGTACAAAAATTAGAATTGTTTGAGGATATTAACCATCCTTTCATAGAAGGAATATTATATATCCAGGATGCTTCTAACTTTTATGAAGAACAAAGAATAAGCGGAAACGAAAAAGTTACTATTAAGCTCAAAAGAGAGCCGATGGATGAGACAAGAGAAACACATTCTGAATTTGATCTCACTTTGTTTATAGGAGAAGTATTTAATTTTGTTAGAGATTCACCTGGAAAACAATTTTATAAGTTTAGATTAGTATCAGAACATTTATATAATAATCAATCTAAAACCCTCCAAAGATCTTTCCAAGGTTCAATAGGAAAGCTTGTAAAAGACATTTGTATAAAGGATTTAAAAGTATCTAAAGCAACTATTAATAGTGATACAAAAGATATTATCAAAGGGGTATATCCGACAATAAGACCAATACAAGCTATTAATTGGTTATTAAAGAACGCATTTGATAACGGTACGCCTTACTATTTCTATGAAACATTAAAAGATGGATTACAATTTAACTCTCTAGAAAATTTATATGAAAAAGATATGTATGAATTCTATGAATTTATTCCTTATTTCGCCCATGGCATAGGAACAGCTGGTTCATATAATGAATTAAGAAAAAGAATAAAAGGTTTTGGTAGTGAATTTAATATGGGTAAGCTAAATGACGTGGGTGCGGGTGCGTACGCAAGCACGCTCCATACGCTCGACCTCGCGAAGAAATCTTATAAGAAAACATTTTACAATTACGATTCAGCTAAGCCTAAAACATTAGAGGAAGGAAAACCATTTAGTGATAATCAAAAAGTAATGAATAGAAAATTAATTGATTTAAAAGAGGGTAAAAATTATTTTATATCTTTAAACTCAGAATCTTTTGAATCACATAAGAACTATCATGCTCCAGCTTTTACTACTATATTAAAATCAGAATCCCAATTACAGAATTTAGATTATAATACCCACGAAATAATAATAGCAGGTGACTTTGGTTTGTCGGTTGGTTCAAAGGTGGGATTATTAACTATAAAACCAACAACGGTAGAAGATGCAGAACTTCCGCCAGTTATGTGGGATAAATATATGTCTGGAACTTATCTAGTAACAAGAGTGGTTCATGTGTTTGGCGAGAATTATCAAATGAATGTTACTATGAAAAGAGACTCAGTGGTGAAACAAAATGCGTAATGATATGTTTATAGATGGTGAATTTTCTTGGTTCATGGGTGTAATCGAAGAAGCTATAGACCCAAAGAAAAGAAACAGAGTAAAAGTAAGATGCTTTGGTTATCATACAGACAATAAAGCTTTACTAGATACAAAAGATTTACCTTGGGCAACAGTTATGATGCCAAATACATCTCCGAGTGTAGATGGAATAGGAATGAATCACCAACTATTAACAGGAGGATGGGTGGTTGGATTCTTCAGAGATGGACCAAGCGCACAAGATCCAATAGTTATGGGTAGCTTAGCTTCGTTCACAGAAGAAGCACCAGATACAGAAAAGGGATTTACGGGCGAATATGGAAAGACTGCTGATACAGAAGATGTTCCAGCAGAAGTAGATGCCGATAATAAGAACCAAGTATTAAAAACAGTCGGTGGACATTTAATTGAATTAGATAATACAGTTGGGCTAGAAAGAATTAATATAAAACATGGTACAAATACTTCTACATTAAATATAGACAAAGATGGAATTACCATATTAAAAAGTACTGGTATAGTAGCTAAAGAAGATGAAGAGCCTAAAACTCATACTCTTACTTTAGATCCAAGCACAAATACAATTAACTTATTGCACCACTCAGGTACAACAATAAATATATCAACAGAAGGAACGGTTAGTATCGATGCTGTGAATGATATAGTAAACATAGATGGTAATACAACTATAACAGGAACACTACACGTAACAGAAGAACAAACTAACGACAAAACAATTACAGCAACAGATAGCATAACAGGTAAAGGTGTGGTACTAGATACTCATACCCATACAATAAGCTCTGGCTCGTCAGCCGGAAATACCCAAAAGCCTGATTAATAGCGTATAAATAGATATATGGCAAACGAAACATCACCTCTAATTCAATCCGACGCATCTGTTAGCGGAAGCATTCAGAAAGCAAAGATTGTTAGTAGAAGAAAAGGACATAGTGATTTAGATTTAAGTCTTAAAATACATCCAATCAGAAAAGATCTAAATGTATTAAGAGATGATAATGCGATAAAGAATTCTATTAAGAATCTCTTAATTACAAATGCATTTGAAAGACCGTTTCAGCCACAACTTGGTGCTAATCTAAGAGGTTTATTATTTGAACCTGCAGATGCAATAACAAAAATAGCTATAAAAGAAAATATAAAAGATGTTATTAAAGATTATGAACCAAGGGTAAGCTTAATTTCTATTGCAATTAATGATCTTTCAGATCAAAATGCATATAGGTTAACAGTTAGATTTTTAATAAAAGAATATGATACACAGGATTCTGTGGAGATATTACTACGAAGGTTAAGATAAAATGGCAAGCAATTTAAAAGTAACAGAGTTAGATTTTAATCAAATCAAAACTAACCTAAAAAACTTCTTGAAAACACAAACAGAATTCAACGATTATGATTTCGATGGTTCAGGCATGAGTGTATTACTAGATGTTCTAGCATATAATACACATTACAATGCAATGAATGCTCACTTCTCTTTGAATGAAGCATTTTTAGATTCAGCACAAATCAGAGGCAACGTTGTTACCCGTGCTAAATTGCTAGGATATGTTCCAAGATCAATATTATCTGCACGTGCAAGTATCACCTTAGTTGTTGATGTAACGGGTGAAGATGGAAGTATACCTACAACCCTTACTCTTCCTAGAGGAACTAAATTAAATACCTTAGTTGATGGAGAAGAATTCCAGTTTGTGGTTTTAGATAATCACACAGCAACTATTTCAGATAATAAATTTACCTTTACAGATATAGGTATTGCAGAAGGTTCTTTTAAAAGTTTAAAATATAGAGTTGATAACGATATAGAAAATCAGAAGTTCCAACTATCAGATGTAGATGCGGATACTTCTACTCTTAGAGTTCGTGTTCAGGATAACGAAGAAAGTACAGCGTTCGATATATACACAAAATTTGAATCATTAAAATCTGTAGATGCAACAACCAAAACATATTACTTACAAGAAAACTCAAATGAATACTACGAAATATACTTTGGTGATGGAGTAACGGGTTTTAAACCTATTAATAACAACATCGTAACTTTGGACTATATCTTTACAAATGGCAAAGATGCAAATGGTGCAAAGACATTTTCAATGGTAGATAACGTGGGTGGATTTAGTACTATATCAGTTACAACTTTAACAAAAGCAGCTGGTGGTGTTGACCAAGAGACAACAGAAAGTATTCGATTCAATGCACCACTTACATTTACATCGCAAAACAGAGCGGTGACATCTGATGATTATTCTGCTATTATTAAAAAATCATTTACAAACATCGATTCAATATCAACTTGGGGTGGTGAAGATAATGATCCACCAGATTACGGTAAAGCTTTTGTAGCTATTAAGCCATTAACATCTTCAGTATTAACTGCAGCCGAAAAAGACGAAATTAAAAATACTATATTAAAAGGCAAAAATGTAGTTAGTATTACCCCGGAGATTTTGGATCCAAACTTTACGTTCTTGGAATTAGATGTATTCTTTAAATATAATCCAAACCTTACAGATAGATCTAGTTCAGATCTACAATCTGTTGTAAGAGATACAATTAGTGATTATAACTTTAATAACCTAAATAAATTCGACGGTGTATTCAGACATTCACAATTATTAAAAAATATTGATAACTCCGACCCATCTATTCAAAATAGTACTGTTAGACCTCGTATGTTCCAAAACATATCAGCAACTAATACAATTGCTACGAATACCTTTAATTTAACATTTACTTCACCTTTTTACCAATCAGGTGAATCCACTAAACATATTATATCTTCTACTGCATTCAAGATAAATGACGTGGAGCATTTCTTTGGTGATTCTCCTATCTCAGGTTCTACGAATAGAACAGTTATAGTTTATAAAGTAGTAGAAGGTGTTAACGTTACGGTGATAGCAGAAGCAGGACTAATTGATGTAGATAAAGGAACAATTAGTTTAAATAGTTTTGCTCCAACTGCTGATACAACAATTAGGATAACAGTAATACCTAATTCATTAGACTTAGCACCAAAAAGAGATCAATTACTTTCTATTGAAAATACAAGAGTTACAATTACACCAGAGGTTGATACAATCTCAGTAAGTGGTTCTTCAGGTTCAATCACATATTCAACTACACCAAGACTTAAATAATGGCACAAAACTCAGAATATAGCTCTCCGGGATACGTAGAAACCGTAGTATCTTCTAAGAAGAAAACCAAAGAGCATATTAATTATAAACAATTAGTACCAGCACACATACTGGAGAATTCATCTCAGCTAGAAGCTTTAATGAAATCATACTATACTTTCATGAATATGGAAGAGTTTATATATGAACAAACAAAAACATTTACAGATGTAGTTCTAGATGGAAAAGCTAGATTTAGAATATCGGATCCAAAAAACGAAAACGATGAATTCTTTACTGATGAAACTGGCGAGAGCTCTACATTACTTATAGGAACAACTTCAATTACTTTATCAGATATTAACGTAGCAATAACAAATGGTAATGATTTACCTGGAACATTAGCTACTGAAACATCTGAAGTTGGTAAAACAATGTCCATTAATGGATTAGAATCTCATAACGGAAAGACAGCAACATTAACTACAGTGGTTAAAAACTGGGTTGGTCCAGGACCTTCGAATGTAATGAATACAATCGAAGAGGCAATGGATATAGATGGTAATGCTAGTAACTATTTAGAGTTTATGCAAAAAGAAATTGCTGCTGCTATACCAAGAGATGTTACAGTTAATAAAAGAAACTTATATAAACAAATTATTGATTTTTATAAAGTAAGAGGTAGTTCTGATTCAATCGAAATATTCTTTAGGTTATTATTTAACGAAGTGGTCGAGGTAGAAAGACCTTATGACGTTACTTTAATACCTTCTTCTGGAACTTGGAATGGAAGTTCATTTAATGATAACAAAGGATTCTTATCTGACAGAATAATATTACAAGATAGTTTACGTTATCAGAAGTTTAGTTACTTAATTAAAACTGGTAAAAACGTATCTGATTGGGCAGATGCTTTCACAAGATTAGTTCACCCAGCTGGATTTAAATTCTTCGGTGAGATCTTATTGTTATTAAACTTTGTTAATGTAAATACAATCAACAATAAAAAGATGATGAGTACTTTAGCCAGGTTATTCTCTGCAATGCCAGGAATTCAACCAGGAGTAATTGGTGTTGAGGATCTACCATTATTAGTAGAAATGTTTGCATCAGCTTTCTTACCTCAGGTTACAGGAAATATACATAAAAATGCTACTCTATCTACTTCATTAAAAACTGGCGTAATTACTGGTTCATCTATTACTGAACCTGGTTCTGGATATTTAACCCCACCAACAATTACAACTGGAGATGGCGGATCTGGATTTACAGCAGCTGCACTTACCGCTACAATTACCGATGGACATGTTAATTCTATTCTAATTGGAAGTGGTGGAAAAGATTATCAAGCACCAACTGCTACATTTAGTGCACCGCCAGCTCACACATTCAACGGATCAAGTTCGTCAATTGTAAATACTACTAATAATAGAATAACCTTAAGTGCAGCGCAAGCAGCTTCTTTTGAAGTTACAGATCATTTAACGTATGCAACCACAGGAACAATCATTGCTGGATTACCAGCTGGAACATATAAGGTTTTAGCCAAAGTAGGAAATGCGATCGCCCTATCATTAACAACTGACAATACAGAAATTAGTTTAACAGGCGTAGGTGCTGGGACAACACACACGTTTACAGGGCAGACAGCTACAGCAACATTAAGTAAAACCGATGGAATGATTGATACAGTTGAGATTGACCAACCAGGATTTGGATATACTTCTGCCCCAACTGTAGCAATTAATGGTACTGGTGGTAGTATGAATAACCCAACTATTACTTTAGTACTAGATGCTAGTGGAAGAGTAGATGACGTAACTGTTTCAGACAGAGGATCAGGCTTTGCTAGTTTATTCTTAACACCTAGTGCAAACCCAAGCCAAGGTAAATTAGCATCTATAAATATAACAGAAGGCGAACCAAAACAGTATAGAGTAGCTCCAACTATTATAATTTCACCACCTACAGATAAAGATTCATTAGGTAATGCATTAGGGACAAACGTACAAGCGGTGGCAACACTTACTATTGATGGTGATGGATTTATCACAGGTTCTAATATAAGTAATGCTGGTAATGGGTATATTTCAGACCCATCAGTTAAGTTAGGAAGCCAAGTACATAATGAAATTCGTGCAAAAGATGTAAGAGATATATTAATATTATATCTTAACCATAAGTCAGATCGAAGTGAAACCTTAGATGAAAATAGACCTTTTGAGCTAAAAGCCCCGTTTGATACAACGGCAAGGCTATATGATCAGAATGGAACTTTAGCACATTTTGGGTCCACAGAGATACAAAACATGAATGCAACTAGTATAAATAGATATAACGTGAACAGTTTTGTTCATACAGATTAGAGGAAACGAAAAATGACAGCAATAGTCACATCAACATTTAGAACAGTTAACGCTGAGAATTTTAAGGAGGACGTCGGAGCAAATAGTGTATATGTAGCTATTGGTAAACCTGATGTTTGGTCTTTAACTACTTCAGATACAACTGACACTACCCCATTTACACCAAACGATCATGGAGATGATATCGGAGAAGCAAGAGCTAATTTTATGGCTATGCAAAAAATAAATTCGACAGATATTACACATGTGGTTCCAAGATATACTTGGGATGGTGTTACAGCTTATGTCGCTTGGGATTCAAACGACGGTTCAATATACGATAAAAAATTCTATGTTATAACTTCAGAATTTAAAGTTTACAAGTGTATTATAGCTGGTGGTGGTAATTCAACAGTTCAACCAACACAAACATTAACTGTACCAACTGGAGAATCAGATGGTTATACATGGAAATATATGTATACATTAACAGTTGCAGATTCAGAAAAATTCCTTACTACTTCTTTTATGCCAGTCAAGACCGTTTCCCTTGGTGGCCAAGGAACAGTAACAGGAGCAGTTTCTTCAAGCACAATTGTTATACTATCAGAAATTAATTCAAAAATAAATACTGGAATGACAGTATCAGGTACAGGAATCTCTGGAACACCAACCGTTTCAGCTATTGCAGGTTCTAAAGTTACTCTTTCAGCAGCACAAAGTATTTCAGATGCTGTTATATTAACTTTCGCATATGCAAGCGATGCAGCAGCAGAGGCAGCTTTATCGGAAGGAGATTATGCACAATTCTTAAACCAAAAAGCTTCTAGAGACCATGCAAATGCAGCAGGAATAGAAAGAATTGAAGTTAGTGCAGGCGGTGGAAATTACTCTTCTAAACCTACCGTAACTATTACCGGTGACGGAACAAGTGCAGCGGTAGCAGCAGGTAATATAACAATGAGTGGTTCTGGTTCAACACAAAACGTAGCTAGTATTACTTTAAATAATAAAGGAACAGATTATACCTTTGCAGATATTACTTTCTCAGCAGGTTCAGCATCAGCTAATGCTACAATCGCACCACCAACAGGGCATGGAACAGATCCAGTATCTGAATTAGGTGGATTCTTCGTAGGAGTTAACACACAGCTATCCGGTTCAGGTGGAGCAGGTGCAGACTTAACAGTTGGTAACGATTTCAGACAAATTTCTTTAATGAAAAATCCAACTAACTTTGGAACAACTACTATCTCGACAGCCGCCACGATGAAAGCTATGAGCTATTTAAATTTTGCATCAGGCGTAAACGTAGGTACCTTCACGGTAGATGAATTACTAGTTGGTGGAACATCAGGGGCACAAGCTTACGTAGTTCAAATAGATTCATCTAGTGGATATATCTATTACACACAAAACAGTAAAACAGGATATGGTAACTTTGCAAACGGTGAAACAATTACTGG